GCATGGGTTCACTTAAAGAAGTGAACGGTGTTAATGTGGTACAAGACGATTATTATCTAGCCACAGCGGCAGATATCGTGGCGGATCCGTCCGCACCAGGTGCTTTCGTTCAAGGTATTATGGAAAATAAAGAGTGGGTGTGGGATAACGGTAAGGTCAAAGAAATTGACGTTAACGCATATTATGAACAAATTAAGAACGCAAAGCAAAAGCAAATTGACGAAATCTCATTGAAGATCTTTGAGAATTTTGTGTCAAAACTTTAAATTTTATAAATAATATTACTTCTTTAGGAGTTTAACTAAAATGTCAAAAACATTATCAGAATCTGCTGCTGAAATTCTAAGAGCATCAATGAATGCAGGCAAGGAACCAATGCAAACACTTCCTACCCAAATGGATGATCTAGGCGGCACAACAAACGAAAAGCCAGAAGGCGATGAAGTTGGCAAAAAGGCTGCAGCTGCCACAAAGGAAGCGCCAAAGCCTGGTCAAGTATCAGCCGAAGGCGACAAGAAAATGAATTCAGTCAAGTCTTCAGGTCTTGCAACACCAGTAGTTGGTAACATGGATCCAAGTTTGGGTGAAGAAACAGAAGAAACAGAGGAAGAAGAAACTATTCTCGAAGACTCTGAAGAAGAAGAGACTCTCCTTCCAGAAGCCAAGTCTGAAGATGATGAAGACGAGGAAGAAGAAGAAGAGGAAGAAGACGAAGAAGAAATGAAGATGAAGATGAAGAAAGAGATGGTTGAAAAGTATCGCGGCTCAATGAGAGAAGATGTCGATGCTCTATTCAACGGTGAGTCTCTATCTGAAGACTTCCGCGTCAAAGCAACAACAATTTTTGAAGCAGCTGTACAATCACGAGTTGAGTCAATTGTTGAAGATGTTCTTTCAGAGAATGACGCAGTGCTCATCGAAGCCATCGAAGAAATCAAGAACGAAATGTCTGCACAGGTTGATGAGTATCTCAGCTATGCAGTCGAAGAGTGGGTTAATGAAAATCAAGTTGCAATTGAAACAGGTCTCCGCGCAGAACTTGTCGAAGACTTTATCAATGGCTTGAAGAATCTATTTACAGAGCACTACATCGAAATTCCAGAAGAGAAGGTCGATGTTGCTGAAGAACTTGCAATGACAGTTGCACAACTAGAAGAAGCAATGACTGCAGCTGCTGCAGAAAAGGCTGACCTTGTTGAAAAACTTAATGTTGCAAATAAAAACGAAGCAATTCGCAAGATTTGTGAAGGTCTAACCGAAGTACAAGTCGGCAAAATGAAATCGCTCGCAGAGGGCATGGAGTTCACCACAGAGGGTGATTTTAATAATAAGCTCGCAGTAATTCGCGAGAACTACTTCCCATCAAAGAAAATGACAAGTGAGGTAAAGGTCCTTCAAGAAACAGCTGTTGAAGAACCAGAAGTAGTTGAAGCATCTGGTATGATGAAACATTATGTAAATGCAATCACAAAAACGGCTCCAAAAGCCTAATTTAAACTAAAAACTCAGGAGAGTTATAACATGTATCTTAACGAAACATATGCAAAAAAGTGGGCTCCAGTCCTTGATCACTCAGAACTCCCAAAGATCACAGATCCTTACAAGCGTGCAGTTACTGCACTTGTTCTAGAGAACCAAGAACGCGCCCTAATGGAAGAATCACGTTCCATGCAAAACCTATGGGAAGCAGGCACTGTCTCTGGCGGCGGTCTACCAAACAATATGGACGGTCCATCAGGACTTTCATCTGGCACAGGCGGTATCAAGGGTTTCGATCCAATCCTAATCGGTTTGGTTCGTCGTGCTCTTCCAAACCTAATGGCTTATGACATCTGCGGCGTTCAGCCAATGACTGGTCCAACAGGTTTGATCTTCGCAATGCGTTCAACCTTCGCATCTGCAACAGCACGTGCTGGTGAAGCATTGTTCAATGAAGCAAATACTGGTCACTCAGGTAATGCTGCTTCTGGAACACAGTCAACATTGTCAGTGAATCCAGGTAATGCAAACTCATCAATCTTCGGTCTAGATAACACTGGTCCAGGATTCTCAACAACCTTCGGCGAATCTGCAAACCTAGCACAAATGGGCTTCCAAATCGATCGCGTTGCTGTTACAGCAAATACACGCGGTTTGCAAGCATCTTACACGCTAGAACTTGCACAAGACCTCAAGGCAATCCACGGTCTCGACGCAGAAACAGAATTGACAAATATCTTGTCAACTGAAATTCTTGCTGAAATCAACCGCGAAGTTGTTCGTACTGTTTATGCAACTGCGAATGCAGGTATCACAAACAGTGCAACGGGTAATGTCTTCAACCTCTCATCTGCATCTGACACAAGCGGTCGCTGGCAGGTTGAGAAGTACAAGTCACTCTTGTTCGCAATCGAAAGAGCAGCAAATAAGATTGCTAAAGACACTCGTCGTGGCAAGGGCAACATGCTTATCCTTTCAACCGATGTTGCATCAGCTCTCGCAATGACAGGTCTTCTTGACTATAATTCAGCACTAGCTGGTCAAACAAACCTAACTGTTGACGATACAGGCAATACCTTCGCAGGTACCCTATTCGGACGCATCAAGGTATATGTTGATCCATATTCTGTTGCTGGTACAGACTATTGTGTAGTAGGATATAAGGGCACCAACGCTTATGACGCTGGTCTCTTCTACTGCCCATATGTTCCTCTACAGATGGTTCGTGCAGTTGACCCACAAACCTACCAGCCAAAGATTGGCTTCAAGACTCGTTATGGTCTCGTTGCAAATCCTTTCGCAACTGGCGCTGGTACTGGTGCTCTAGCACATGACACAAACGTTTACTATCGTAAGTTTGTTGTTCTAAACATCAACCAATAATTGATGTGCTAGAAAAAGTTTTGCCGAAAGGCAATACGATTAAGGGAGGCTTGAAAAAGCCTCCCTTTTTTTTCAACTAAATATTATAAATGTTTCTGTTTCAGGATTAAACTAAATGTCAGCATTGACTCGAACACCAACAAATACAGATCTACTTCAAAGTACAAAATTTAGAGTAACCTTTGATCGCCTACCAGGTGCAACTTACTATTGTCAAGCAGCAAATGTGCCAGGAGTTTCATTGACTGAAATTCCGAGAGTGACACCATTTATCGATCTATATGTTCCTGGTGAGAAGATGATCTATGATACATTTAATATCACTTTTCTAGTTGACGAAGATATGCGCAACTGGACAGAAATTCATGACTGGATTCGAGCCATGACATTTCCTACAGACTTTAAAGAATATCTGGGGTTAGAACGACAAGCAAAAACTCCATTTATTCGAAATAGAGAAAAAGCAAAACCACAATATTCAAGTTCTATACTCACACTCTTTACAAACAAAAATAATGCGAATTTTCGTGTTAAGTTTGTTGATATGTTTCCAACTTCAGTTGGAACAATATTGTTTAATGCGCAAGATACTGCAGAAAATATTGCAATTGCCGATGCAACTTTTAGATTCTCTTATTATGAATACGAAAGACTGAGATAGTCTTTATATAACTATTGGTGCGTCGTTCAAACCAGACATAGTCATTATATAACTTTTGGTTTATCAAGTCAACTATTGGTGAAGTTGCTTTTATTATTTGTTTATAGTATACTAAACACTCATATATCTTTGCATTTATATTATGGAAACACCACCTCTCGAAGAAGTCATGCGTCAATGGGAAAAAGATTCCGATGTTGATGCCACAGAACCTGGAAAGGAAATTCTCCGCATTCCTTTGTTACACAACAAATACAACAAATATTTGTCGCTGCATAATCTTGCTGGAAAAAGAGCAGGACTAGAGTATGACAAAATCAAGAAACTTAAATGGATGTATTACAACGGCAAGTTAGATCAAGATGAACTTGACAAACTTGGATGGGAACCATTTCGTTTCACTCTTAAATCTGATATACAAGTATATCTTGATGGTGATGATGATCTTGTTAAACTCAAACGCAAGAAAGCATATCATGAAGAAGCAGCCAAGTTTTGTGAGTATGTAATGAAGGAATTAAACAATCGCACTTGGCAATTGAAAGAGTACATGGGTTGGGAGAAGTTTATCCAAGGTGCTCGATGATAGAACATGTCGTTGTTGAAAAAGTAAATAACATCTATGTCCAAGTGACTGCTGAACCTGCCATTTTGCAAGAGATGTCAGAATTTTTTACTTTTTCAACTCCAGGCTATCAATTTTCACCTGCGTTTAAAAATAAATACTGGGATGGAAAGATTCGACTTTTGAATCTAAACACAAGACAAATCTATCTTGGTTTAGTTCCGTATATCAAAAAGTTTTGCAAGGACAGCAACTACACCTGCGAGTATATCGATGAAGAAAAGGATGTTTACCCTATTGACACGAAAAATTTGGCAAGTGCTTTATCACTTCCAATGGAGCCGCGAGATTATCAGTTGCTCGCTTCTAGCGTCGGACTTACGAAGCGGCGAACTGTACTCATTTCACCCACGGCATCGGGGAAATCGTTAATCATCTATATGATGATTCGCCACCTGTTGAATACAGGTAAGAAGCGCGGATTACTCATTGTTCCTACGATTAACCTCGTCACTCAGATGCATAGTGACTTCAAGAACTACTCATCTATCAATGGATGGGATGTAGAAAAGTATTGCCAAAAGATTTATGGTGGTGAAAGTAAAATCCCTGATAGTGATTTGATTATCTCTACATGGCAGTCGATCTATGACATGCCGAAGAAATACTTTGCGCAGTTTGATTTTATCATCGGTGACGAAGCGCATACCTTTAAAGCCAAATCTCTTACATCTATCATGACCAAGTTAATTAACTGTGATGTGCGTATTGGCACAACAGGTACACTTGATGATAGTAAAGTAAACAAGTTAGTCCTTGAAGGATTGTTTGGTCCGACATTTAAAGTTATTTCTACCAAAGAACTCATTGAACGCAAACAATTAGCCAATTTCAGTATCAAGTGTATTGTATTGAAGTATCCTGAGATTGTATGCAAGACTGTTAAGGGATTTACTTATCAGGATGAAATGGCTTTTCTGGTTCAACACGAAGGTCGTAATAGATTCATTACTGATCTTGCATTAAATCTTAAAGGCAATAGTCTCGTTTTATTTACTTATGTTGAGAAACACGGTAAACTTCTATATGAATGGATAACTGAAAAAGCAAATGGGCGAAAAGTATTCTTTATTCATGGTGGGGTTGAAGCAGAAGATCGCGAAGCAGTAAGACATATTACTGAACAAGAAAACGATGCGATCATTGTAGCAAGTTACGGAACATTTTCGACTGGTGTAAACATTCGCAACCTACATAATATAATATTTTCCTCACCAACAAAAAGTAAGATTCGAGCATTACAGTCTATCGGTCGTGTGTTGCGTTTAGGTGAAAACAAAGATGCTGCTACGCTATACGATATCGCTGACGATCTGCGTTATGGTCCTTATACAAACTTCACAT